AGCTAGACCCATAAGAGTGTTACGAGTTGTTGGAGGAACAATCAAGCAACGATCAGTCATCGGTACGTCTGCATCATCGAGTCGCTGGATAGAACGTCTGATACCTGCATCAGCCAATGCAGCAGCATTAGAAGTTGTAGAGTTATAGACTGTAGCACCAGTAGAACCGATGAATGCGTTAGTTGATGCAGCAGCAGTAGAGTACGCAGTACCTGTACCAACTGCTCGACCAAGCTGAATCAAGTCAGTATCAACTTGCTTAGCAAGAGCGTAACCAGCGTCATCAGTGTAGAACTTTCGTAGAGAGCTAAGTGCTTGTGTCTCAACGATGTCCTCAATCAAACGTGAGTACTCATAGTGCTTGTCGATAAGAACCTGAATTTCTGTCTCAGTTGCTGCAATCAGTGTGACCTGAGTTGAAGCTGCTTTAACAGATGCTGCTCCACGAGTAGGCTTCGGAATGTGAAGCGTATCGCCCTTTTTGCCTTTAAAAGACATCTTGCTGAACATATTAGCAGCAACAAGATTTTGCTTGTAAGCTGCAACAATTTCGTCACTCCAAATCTCTGGGATAAATTTATCCGCAGTGGTCTTGGTGACATGATTAGTACCTAGTGCCATTTTTTATTTCCTTTCAATTATTTGACACGTCCCTCCGCGTATGCAGCCATAATTTCATCTGACATAGCTTCGTAACGTGCGGGATCACGTAAACGTAAATTAATCAGATCAGCCCTTCGATAAGTTTTTCTTGATGACGGTGCAGGTGAACCAGTATTCACAGCAGCAGTTCGTAAACTCTGTTGTGTTCCTTTCTTTGATTCAGCAACTAACTCAGGATTAGAAGTTTCTTGTGGTTTACTTGGGTTCATCATGTTCCAAGTAGAAAGCAATTCAACAGCAGACTCATAATCAAACTGTGAATGAGCTTCAGTAAAAAGTCTAGTTCTTACTGGAGATGCTTTAATCCATTCAAAAAATCTAGGATCTTGTGTTACTTCACTAAAGTTAGGAAACTGTTCCATTAATCGCTGAGTTACCTGTTGTTGCTTCATTGACTGAGCTTGTTGCCTAGCCTCAGCAATAGCAGGATGTTGTTCTACAGCTTTATTAACAGCACTTACAGGGTCAGAAAAATAATCGACTTCTGTATCTTCTTCTTGTGGGGTTTCAACGGCTTTCTTTTCTTCGAGTTGTCGTTTCAAAAGTTCGTCAGCTAGTCTTCTAACTTCGCCAACTTCTTGAGCTTGTTTACCAATTAACTTTTCAGCTTCTTGGTGCATCTTAACAATGTCTTCAACAGACTTGCCTTGATACTTGTCAGGTATAACAACTTCAGGTTTTTCCTCTGCAGCTTCTACTGCTTCTGGTTCCTGTTGTTCGTCTTGACCTAACTCTTCAACATTATTAAACTCAATCTCTTCCTCTAACGGTTCTTCAAATTTAGCCATATAGTCTCCTGTCACGCTTGTGATTTTAGGAATTAAAAAATATCACCAGACGCTAACCCTCTCTGCGCTTGTTGGCGATTCTTGTTGCTTCTTCGTGCTTCCTAGCCCAAGCATCAGCAGCAGTCGGGAAGTCTCCAGTGACTCCTTCTAGTGCAATGCGTGGTGCTGAGATAACTCGAAGTGACATACATTGACAAGCAGGACACTCAATAGCGTTTACCTCCTCATCAATATAACTCTCAGTAGTGTGACCTTCGCCACACTTAAACTCAAATATTCTCTTCATTGTTCAGTTGCTCCCAGGCTTCTTCAGAAAGTTTCTTGAGAGTTCTAATCCAATGTAGAACATCTAACTGTCCTTTACGAAAGTTTAAATCTTCAAGGCTTTGTGTAGCCATCAGATTATTTCTTTCGTCAATCATTACTTCAACGTCTGCCAACAAATCTTTGTAACCTTTTGTTGACATCATCTCGAATCTTGCTTCATAATACTCTTGGAGTTCTTTATCCAAACTGGAGTTCTCCTGTAATGGTTTTAATAGTGCTCCGACTATAACATATTTTTAGCTTTATGTCAAGCGTTATTTTGCTGCATTGCTACTATTTTTTCATTAGAATCTATATCTCTTTCTTTTAGTAATACTTCAGCAGTCTTGACACGTTTATCAAACTCATTCTTATCACGAGTGTTAATGTTAGCTGTTAGTGTTCTAATTAAATCAATCTTAGCTTTGTCATCAAGTAACGCTGTTTCAGCCATAATCTTTTGTGCTCTAGCCTGTGCTTCTTGTGCGTCAGCAGCAGACTCTTGCGCCCTAGCGTTTAGCTCGTTAGCCTGAGCCTGTACTAGACCCATCTGCAATTGAGCTTGTTGTTGTTGCATTTCTTGAGCCTGTGGATCAGGTTGTGACATTTGATCTAACTGCATCATTAGTTCTTCTTTGTTTACTAAACTAGAAGTAGCAATAATACTTCTTAGGATAATAGGAACAATAGGTGAGTCAGGTCCAAGCGTCTGCATCAAACCAATAAGTTGTTGCTGTTCGTGTTCTTTAGCAATAGCGCCAATAGAAGACAACGTAGTAAACTTAAAGTCTTGCATTGGGTAACGGTCAGGATCAAACTGCATATAACGATACGCAACTTTCTTGACCATTGGTATGATGAAGTCATCCTGAAACGATGCCATTGCCACACGATTTTTCTTGACAATAGCAGACATAGCTAACGACATACCCATACCGTTGTTTTGCCCTCCACCTCCTGCTGCACTCTTGACCAACTCTGCCGAGTCTAGTGTGCCTGTTGCTTGCAGCAGCATTGCTTCAAAACCTTTTGCTGTTTCATAGTTAGAAGCATCCGTACTTCCGAATTTAAACGGTTGTAAGATTTCTGCAGGGTTTCCATTAGTTAGGATGTTTTTACCAGGTCTAACCTCAAACTTCATACCTCTCGGTAATCTTGTCGCATCGATACCCATCATAGGCGCAGTAGTTAACGCCAGAGAGTCCATATGAGAGCGTAGCTGAGCATCAATAGCTTTCTGCATATTGTACCCCTTCTCAACCGTTCCAACACCATAGAAGCGTCCTGGACGTACCTCAGGTCTATATGCAATGATAGGTCTGTCTTCCATCATATACGGACTACGTTCTGCTTTTAGCAGTGTGCCGTCATTAGCAATAACAACGATTGCTTCTACTAAACCAGATAGACGGTCTGCAGATGATTCATCAGGGAATAAGTCTACAACCTCTTCACCTTCTTCTTCTACTTCTTCTAGGTATTCCTGCGGTACTAGACCATAGTAACGTATGATCTTAACCTTATCGTCTTCATAAGTAGTAGCCTCAACATGACTAGGATCTAAATCGTCTCCCTCGTAGTGAGGTTCAACATCTACCTTACGGTAAACACCAGACTCAATACCCTGAACAATCTGATACATACTGACGTATTCTTCTACTGCAACACCCATTGAGTCATCAATAGCGTCAGCATTAGGATCAATCAGTAAGTTTCTAGGATTAACAGGCTTGACTTTTACTACAACCTTTTCTTGCTCGGTAACACCAACAGCAGCCATACCTTGTTCTCCAGGCATTTGCTGTGTTGTAGGTACACGTTCCATTTCAGTCTTAACTAAAACCTCACCTACACCTGTACCGTAGATTTCTGCTAGTTTAACAATAGAACTGACGTTATTAATATATGAATTATTGTGCGTATCTTCTAACAAAAGAGCTTGCATTACTTCAACATCAGTTCTTTCCTGATCTAAACCGTCATCTGTTACCTCGAACAGTTTGCCTGATCCAGCAAAACCTTCCATAGTTTCTGCAACCCTGTTATCAACAGCTTGACGGGTGGCAGGACTAATGATTTTACTACGCTCACTATCCCTTGTACGATCTTCTGCGCTCCAAATTCCATAATAAATCCTTTCATATTCATCCCACTTGGTTTCATAATTAGTATCCCTCCAGTCTCTCCACTTGTCACAGTGGTCAACTACGAAAGCTACTAGCTCCCTATCACTCTGAGTTACTTCTTCTTCCTCTGAGTTAAAGTCTGTTTCTTGATATTGTTCAGCCATATTAGTATCCTGATATTATGTCTAAGGGTTCGTAATCATCTTCGTAGTCATCAAAGTACACTGCTGCATTAGCTATGTGAGCAATTAAACTCACTGAGTCAACCATGTCATCATGTACACCAGTAGTAGGAAAGTTTAGTAGTTCGTCTTTAAACTCTCTTACCCAGTCACCATCACAGAGTTCTACCTGCTTGTGTTCAAACCTGCCTTGTAAAGCACCCACAACTCTGTCTATCTTACTTTTATTGCCTAGTGCTACCTCTTCTATTCTGGGATACACACCTTGCTTTAACATCATCTCTGTTAAGTAAGGCAGCAATGCTCTCATTAGAGAACCTTTTTCTATTCCAATTACTTGAATGTCGTATAATCGGACATGCTTTAGGATTCTCTCGCATACTTCTTTAATATCCCACCTTCCTGCATCAACCTTATCTACCCACCATTTATTGTCATCACCTACCTTGACAATAGCTATAGACGTTTGGTCTAGGTATTTCTTCTTGTTACTGGCTTGCTTCGATACGTTTTCAAAACCTGCCAAGTCAACAGCCATATAGTAAGTACCATACTCTGGCTCATCGTCTTTATCCTTTACTACCACCCAGTCTTCTTTAAATATCTCTGACTGTGGTGCTTCAAAACTAGCCATGAACTCCTGTCTGTATGCAAACGTAGACATGGTGTTCTTTGCTACTTCAATCTCGTCTTTATCTAGCAATGGATTATCAAAGCTAGTAAAGTGCCAGGACTTCCAGTCTTTAGTTTCTGGTTTACCGCTCCTACCCATCTTGTAGATGTCGTAGAAGTGGTTACGTCCCTTTGGTGTACCTATAAATATACAGTGACCCTTCAAGTCAGCTAACGCTGGTCTAAGAATCTGCTCGAACACTGTAGGTTTAATATCTGCATACTCATCGAGTACGACAAACTTTAAAGCTACACCTCGCATTGTCTCTGGTCTGTCTGCTCCCTTTAAAGAAATCATAGAACCATTAATCAATGTTAACTGCATATTGTTTACATGGCTATTTGCTATGACCGGATTACCTAACTCCAGTAGCTGTTGCCACATAATGTCTCTAGCCTGTTGCTGAGTAGGGGCTACATACCAGACATGACCCTTATCAGCTTCTAACGCAGACACTATGAGTCTCCACGCAGCCATTCTACTCTTACCTGTCCTACGACCAGCAGCTATAACTTTAAATCTAGCTGGATCAGTCCAGACCTCCTGTTGCCAGGGAAGTAAACTAATCTTCAGGTCTGACATCCGTTAGCCTTCTTTAGTTTCTACCGAATAATCGGTACTCTGAACAGTCTCAAACTCTACATCAGTTACTTCTTCTTGTTCTAATACCTCAGCTTGCTTATCGCCTACCATAGATATCTGAATGTTGACACTACCTCTACCTGCATCCCTACCC